GGAGTCAATTATTATGAAGCCTGTTGAGGAAGAGCCTCTTGTTGGTATAATAAAATACACTAATTCAAAGCTAACCGAACTAGGTGTAAAAGAAAATGATGAGGTGGTTTTTGAGCCTGAATGTGAATATCCATTTTATATAAATGGAGAAAAACTTTACAGAATGTTTTGGAACAATATAACAATGGTACTATGAAATCATCAAAAGATTTAAAGATAGAAATAATTAGCGCAGGTAGAGAAGCTGTAGCACAATTAATAAAAGTTGCAAAAGAGGATATTATTAAATATGATAAAGATGATGAGTTAGCCGCAGACAGATTAAAAAATGCAGCAGCTACAAAAAAACTAGCTATATTTGATGCATTTGAAATACTAACAAGAATAGAATTAGAAAAAGATTTGTTAAACGGAGTTGAAAAAGTAGAAGAAAAATCAAGACAAGGATTTGCAGAAAGACGATCAAAATAAATTATATAGTGTTGTAAAAAACCACGTATCAAAACAATCTATGTTGAAAATGAATCAGCATAAATCTTGGCAGTATGGCTACAACCCTAACCATGATTTAGTGGTTATAAGTAAAAACGGAACAGTGGGGGAAATATACAATATCAATGGCTTACTCATAGGGTTACCGAAACAACCTAAAACAATACACAAAAACTCTAAAAAAACAACAGATCAATACTGGATAGCTTCGGAGTATCCAAAAGCTTTGTCAAGAATTAGTTCGATATTTCAATGGCATGAAATGACTACTGAATTTAAAAATGAATGGGTTGACTATATTGAAACTGAATTTGATAGAAGAGAGGAAGGTTATTGGTTCTACAACAATGGATCCCCCACCTATATTACCGGTACTCACTATATGTATTTACAGTGGACAAAAATAGATGTTGGGAAGCCTGAGTTCAGAGAAGCAAATAGAATATTTTATATTTTTTGGGAAGCATGCAAAGCTGACAAAAGAAGCTTTGGCATGTGTTATTTAAAAATAAGGCGTTCAGGTTTTTCTTTTATGGGTTCTTGCGAAGCCGTCAACACCGCTACAATTAGCAAGGATGCAAGAATAGGTATACTTTCCAAAACCGGATCCGATGCTAAAAAAATGTTTACTGACAAGGTTGTGCCAATATCAAACAATTATCCTTTCTTTTTTAAACCCATACAAGACGGTATGGATAGACCAAAAACAGAGTTAGCCTATAGAGTACCTGCTTCTAAGATTACAAAAAAAAATATGTTTGAAACTGAAGAGGAGGAACTGGAAGGATTAGACACAACAATTGACTGGAAGAACACAGCCGACAACAGTTATGATGGTGAAAAATTAAAATTATTAATACATGATGAATCAGGTAAATGGTTGAAGCCTGATAACATTATTAACAATTGGAATGTAACTAAAACATGTTTGAGACTGGGTAGTAAAATTATTGGAAAATGTATGATGGGTTCTACGTCAAACGCTTTAGATAAAGGTGGTGAGAATTTTAAAAAATTATTTTATGATTCTGATGTAACAAACAGAAATCAAAATGGTCAAACAAAAAGCGGATTGTATAATTTATTTATTCCTATGGAGTGGAATTTTGAAGGATACATAGACAGGTACGGCATGCCTGTTTTTAAAACACCAACTAAAGCTGTAGAGGGTTCTGACGGTGAGTTTATATATCAAGGAGCTATTGATTACTGGGAAAACGAAGTAGATTCTTTAAAGAAAGATGCCGATGTTTTAAATGAATTTTATAGACAATTTCCTAGAACCGATTCGCATGCATTTAGAGATGAAAGTAAGCAATCGTTATTTAATTTAACTAAAATTTATCAGCAAATAGATTATAATGATTCTTTAATTAAAGAGCACTATTTAACTAGGGGTAGATTTAGTTGGAAGGATGGAATTAAGGATTCAAAAGTAGTGTGGTCGCCAGACACTAGAGGTCGGTTTTTAATTTCATGGATACCTGAAAAAAACCTACAAAATTGTAGGCTAAATCAAAACGGAAAGTATGCACCAGGTAACGAGCATTTAGGTAGCTTTGGCTGTGATTCATATGATATATCTGGTACAGTAGGGGGTGGAGGATCAAATGGTGCATTACACGGATTAACTAAATTTAATATGGACAACGCACCCAGTAATGAATTTTTTTTAGAATACGTAGCAAGACCGCAGACCGCAGAATTATTTTTTGAAGATGTTTTAATGGCCTGTGTTTTTTACGGAATGCCTATTTTAGTGGAAAACAATAAACCTAGGTTATTGTATCATTTTAAAAACAGAGGGTATAGAAAATATTGTATGAATCGACCGGATAAAGTATATAATAAACTTTCTAAATCTGAAAGAGAAATAGGGGGAATACCTAATTCTTCAGAAGAAGTAAAGCAAGCACACGCCAGCGCTATTGAAAGCTATATTGAAAAATATGTGGGAATGGATATGGAAGGAGTTTTTAGAGATAAAATGGACATGGGCACTATGTATTTTAATAGAACATTAGAGGACTGGGCTCGATTCAATATTAACAATAGAACTAAGTTTGATGCCACTATAAGTTCAGGTTTAGCTATTATGGCTAATCAAAAACACTTATATACACCGCAAAAAAAAGAGTCAAAAATAAAGATTAACTTTGCAAGATATAATAACAAGGGATTATATAGCGAAATACGTACTTAATGGTAGATGTAAAAATTGATATAAACCCAGTGGGGTTTCCGGATTTATTTGTTTCTGATAGTGAAAAAGATACAGTAGAGTACGGACTACAGATCGGTCAAGCAATTCAATACGAATGGTTTCGTAAAGACAGTAGTACGTGTAGGTTTTATTCTCAGTGGAGAGATTACCACAGATTAAGACTGTATGCAAGAGGAGAGCAGTCAGTTCAAAAATACAAAAATGAATTAGCTATAGACGGTGATCTAAGTTACTTAAACTTAGATTGGACGCCTGTGCCTATTATTCCAAAATTTGTAGACATTGTTGTTAATGGAATGTCGGACAGATTATTTAAAGTTCAAGCATATGCACAAGACGCCTTGTCTGCAGAAAACAGATCTTCATTTCAAGATATGATAGAGGCTGATATGGTTGCCAAACCTATTCTTACTCAAATACAAAAAGGTTTTGGAGTAAACCCTTTTGCTACTGATCCAGATGAACTTCCAAATAATGATGAAGAACTCGCTCTTTACATGCAATTAAACTACAAACCTGGTATTGAAATAGCGGAGGAAGAAGCTATCAACACTTTGTTTGAAGAAAATCATTATTCTCACATTAGAAAAAGAGTAGACTACGATATTACAGTGTTAGGGGTGGGTATGACTAAACAATATTTTTTACCAGGTGAAGGTGTTAAGATTGATTATGTTGATCCTGCGAACGTTGTTTATAGTTATACCGAGGATCCGCACTTTAAAGATTGTTTCTATTGGGGTGAAATTAAAACTGTTCCAATGACGGAACTACCTAAAATAGATCCAACATTAACAAATGAAGATTTAGAAGAAATAGCTAAGTATAGCCAAGCGTGGTATGATTATTATAATGTCGCTCAGTTTTATGAAAACAGTATGTTTTATAGAGACACTGCAACGTTGTTATATTTTAACTATAAAACCACAAACTCAATTGTATATAAGAAAAAGAAATTAGATGGAGGAGGCGCAAGGGTAATTGAAAAAGATGATCAATTTAATCCGCCAGAAGAAATGATGGAGGAAGGAAACTTTGAAAAAGTTGAAAAGAAAATAGATGTGTGGTATGAGGGTGTTATGGTAATGGGGACAAATATAATGCTTCAGTGGAAGAAAATGGAAAATATGGTTAGACCTCAGTCTGCCTCCCAGCATGCTATGCCTAACTATATTGCCTGTGCCCCTAGAATGTATAAAGGTGTAATCGAATCATTGGTAAGAAGAATGATTACGTTTGCAGATTTAATACAAATGACGCATTTAAAATTGCAACAGGTAATCGCAAGAACTGTACCAGATGGTGTGTTTATAGATGCAGATGGATTAAATGAAGTTGACTTAGGTACAGGAAACGCATACAATCCTCAAGATGCTTTAAGGCTATACTTTCAAACTGGTAGTGTTGTAGGTAGAAGTTATACGCAAGATGGAGAATTTAATAATGCTAGAGTCCCAATTCAACAACTAACATCAAGTAGCGGTCAAGGTAAAATCAATAGCTTGGTGGGAACCTACAATCACTATATGGATATGCTAAGAAGTGTAACAGGTTTAAACGAAGCTAGAGATGGAACTAAACCTGATCCTTACGCATTGGTTGGTGTACAAAAATTAGCAGCTCTTAATTCAAATACAGCTACTAGACATATTCTTCAGGGAAGCCTATACATAACACAAACATTGGCAGAAGCTTTATCTATTAGAATTGCAGATATTTTAGAGTATGCAGATTTTAAAGAAGAATTTAAAATGCAAATTGGAAAATACAATGTAGGGATTCTTGAAGAAATAAATGATTTGTATATGTATGACTTTGGGATCTTTATAGAGGTGGCTCCAGATGAAGAAGAAAAAGCGCAGCTTGAACAAAACATACAAATGGCTTTATCTAAAAATGATATTAATTTAGAAGATGCAATAGACATAAGAGAGTTAAAAAATATTAAGCTAGCCAATCAATTGCTAAAAGTTAAAAGACAAAAAAAGCAAGAAAAAGATCAGCAGTTTGCAATGACGCAAAAACAAATGGACGCTCAAACAAAAATGCAAGTGCAACAAATGCAATCAGAGCAAGAGATGAAAAAAATACAAATGGAAGCTCAAGTTCAAATGCAGGCAAAACAAGCTGAAGTAGCTTTTGATATTGAAAGGCTTAAAAATGAAGCAATGTTAAAAAGAGAATTGATGCAGGTGGAGTTTGATTTTAATATGCAACTCAAAGGACGAGAAGAGCAGGCTATTGACAAAAGAGAAAAAGAAAGAGAAAAAGCAAAAAACAAACGTATTAGTCAGGCAAACACTGAGCAATCTCAACTTATACAGCAAAGAAAAAACAATCTTCCTCCGATTAGTTTTGAATCGAATGAAGACACTTTAGATGGTTTTGATTTAGCTGAATTTGAACCTAGATAATGTTTGAAAATTTTAATATTGAAAAATACAAACAAATTTCTGTGCCTAAAGATAATTCTTTAAGAACATTAGGTGAAATAAAAAGATTAAAGTTAATGCCATTAAATAAAGTTTTACCACCTAAATATGATAACATATTAAATGTGTTTCAAAATATTTTTTCATATCGAGTAGAATCTTTTCCATATAAAGTGGTAGAAAAGTTGTTAAATGAATCAGAGCCTATAATTAAAAAAATTAAAAATTATCACAACAGACCGAGACCTAATGTAAATGCAAAAAAATTTAAAATTGATTTAGATTATTTAAAAATGAAAAGTGCTCAAACTCCTGCGTTCCCATCAGGTCATTCCGCACAATCAAAATTAGTGTCACTGGCATTAACAGCTATGTACCCGCATTTAAAAAAACACTTTGAGACGGCAGCTGAAAATATCTCTAATAGTAGGATAGTTGCAAGGGTGCATTATGAATCAGATAAAACAGTGGGAGAAAAATTAGGAACAGACCTTTATAATCATATAAAGCATCTTAAATATATTTAGAATTATTGTTTAACTTTGTAAAAAATTAAATCAAATGGAAATTAAAGTAAGAGATTTAGGCGAACTAGAGTCTAAATCAACACAAGAAATCGAAAAAGAACTACTTGAGAAACACGAAGCCCAACTAGAAGCCGTGGATAATCCAGAGCCAAAAGATGAGGTGGAGCGTGTAAATCTTCAAGAAGCTCCGGCAGAAGAAGAAAAAGTAGTAAAAGAAAAAGTTGAAGAACCTGTAGTAGAAACTTCAGAAGTTTCTGCGCAAGAAATGTCGGAGACTGATGTTCTTTCATATATTACAAACAAATACGGTGAAGAGGTGTCTTCACTGGATGACTTCATTGTTAAGCGAAATGCATCTGAAGAATTACCGGAAGATGTAAAAGCTTACTTTGAATATAAAAAAGAAACAGGCAGAAGTATTAGTGATTTTGTAAAATTACAACAAGATTACGATTCTATGAATCCTGATTCTTTAATTGCTAGTTATTATTCTGCAACCGAAGAAGGTTTAGATTCAGAAGATATTCAATATCTAATGGATGATAAATTTGGTTTCGATGAGGATTTAGATGATGATAAAGAAAAAAAGAAAAAACAATTAGCAAAAAAAAGAGAGCTATCTAAAGCTAAGAAATACTTTAAAGAGCAAAAAGAAAAATACAAACTACCTCTTGAGTCAAGAGAAGTTGTTTCTGAAAGCAATAAAAAGGAAGTCGAAGCTTATAGAAAGTACATAGAGGAAAATGCTGTTTATGAAAAAGAAGCAGCTAAGAAGCTACAGTGGTTTAAAGAAGAAACTAATAAAGTCTTTAATAAAGATTTCAAAGGTTTTGAGTTTGTTATTAACGATAAGAAAATTTCTTATTTACCTGGATCTGTAGAGGATGTCAAATCAAGTCAGTCATCTATTGATAATTTTATTCAAAGATATGTTGACAATAGAGGATTGGTAAAGGACACCGCTCAGTATCATAGGGCTTTATCTATGGCAATGAATCCAGACAAATATGCCAAGTTCTTTTACGAGCAAGGCAAGGCGGATGCAGTAGACAATATATCCAAAAAAACTAAAAATATAAATATGGATGTAAGGTCAACTCCACAAGTCACATCAAAATCTGGTTTCAAAGTAAGGTCTTTGAATCAAGACTCAGGTCGAGGTTTAAAGATTAGAAGTATAAAAAAAAGTAATTAATAACAATTTAAAAATTTAAAATTATGCCAGGTTCAGTTCAGGCCTCTCCTACATTTGCTTTACAGCCAAGTGCAGAAAGAGTAGCCGTTCAGTCAAACTACATAACTAACTTCAACTTCTTGAATCAGTATCTACCTGATACTTATGAAAAGGAGTTTGAAAGATACGGGAACAGAACAGTAGCGTCATTCTTAAGAATGGTAGGCGCTGAAATGCCTTCTAACTCTGACCTTATTAAATGGGCGGAGCAAGGAAGATTACACACTAAATACACTAACGTAACTTCAGGTGCGGCAGCAGCTCAAGACGTAGCTACATTAACAGTCAATGACGTACTTGTACCAGGTACAGGTGGTATTGCTATTAGAGTAGGTCAAACATTTATGTTATCTGACAGCTCTATTGGTTCTACTAACAGCAACAAAGGTATCGTTACTGCTGTAGATTATGCAGCTGGTACTATTGACGTTGCATATTACGAAGCAGGTGGTCAGACAATGGCTGCAGGTGTACAGTGTTCATTATTTATTTATGGTTCTGAATTCCAAAAAGGTTCAGTTGCTATGGCAAATTCATTAGAAGCTGACGACGTTATCTTCCAGAATAGCCCAATCATTATCAAAGATCTTTACGAAGTATCTGGTTCTGATATGGCTCAGATTGGATGGATCGAAGTTACTACTGAAAACGGAGCAACAGGATACTTATGGTATTTAAAATCAGAGCATGAAACAAGATTAAGATTCGAGGATTACCTAGAAACAGCTATGGTGGAAGCAGTTCCAGCAGAAGCAGGTTCTGGTGTGGCAGCTATCGCGGCTGGTGTAGCATCAGGTACAGGTAACAAAGGATCTGAAGGATTGTTCTATGTATTAGGTCAAAGAGGAAATGTTTGGGGCGGTGGAATTCCAGCGGCTTTAGCAGACTTTGACGCTATCATTCAGAGATTAGATAAGCAAGGTGCTATCGAGGAAAATGTATTATTCTTAAACAGAGAATTTTCTTTTGACATTGATGACATGTTAGCTGCACAAAATTCATATGGTGCAGGTGGTAGCTCTTACGGATTATTTGATAATGATGAAGAGATGGCATTAAATTTAGGATTCTCTGGATTCAGAAGAGGTTATGATTTCTACAAAACAGATTGGAAATACCTTAACGATCCTACTATGAGAGGTGATATTGTTGGAGGAAAAATCAATGGTGTACTTGTACCTGCTGGTTCTACTTCAGTATACGATCAAATCTTAGGTAAGAACGCTAAGAGACCATTCTTACACGTAAGATATAGAGCTTCTGAAACTGAAGATAGAAGATATAAAACATGGATTACTGGTTCTGCTGGTGGCGCTGCTACTTCAGGTACTGACGTAATGCAAGTTAACTTCTTATCAGAAAGAGCGCTTTGTACTTTAGGTGCAAACAACTTCTTCTTATTCCAAGATGCATAATAAGTAGTTTTATAATATCAAGGGGTGCAAGTCACCCCTTAGATATTTTTTATAAATTTTAAATTAAATCAAATGAAAAAAAATAAAAAAGTATACGAGGATAAAGTATACAGACTTACCAGAGATGCAGCACCTCTTTCATATATGCTGTCATCAAAACACACAAAAAGAAAAGCCTTACTATATTTCGACGAAGACACAGGAATCAATAGAGCTTTACGTTATGCTAGAAATCAAAAATCAATATTTGAAGACGAGCAGGATGGCAATGCAATATTAGAACCTATTATATTTGAAGAAGGAATGTTAAGAGTTCCAAGGCAAAATCAAATCTTACAAGAATTTTTAAAACTTCACCCAGGTAACGGCAATGTTTTTTATGAAGTAAATAATGAACAAGACGCCGCTCAAGACATGGAAGCTATGAACTTTGAATTAGAGGCACAAATAGCTGCACGCGATTTAAGCCTTTCTAAGCTCGAAAGTATTTCAAGAGTAGTATTAGGTGTTCGTGCAGATAAAATGACCACAGCAGAGCTTAAAAGAGATATTATGGTGTTTGCTAGAAGAGATCCTCAAGAGTTTTTGGATTTAATTAATGATCCTATGGTTGAATTACAGGATGAGGTGGTCAAGATGTTTAGCGCAACTTTACTGCAAATGAGAAATAAAAACAGAGATGTGTATTTTAATTTGAAGAAAAACAAAACTAAAATGCTCACAGTTCCTCATGGCGAAGAACCATCTTTTATTGTTGCTTCTTATTTTCAAACAGATGAAGGTGTAGAGTCCTACAAGTTGTTAAAGAAAATGCTAGAAAAATAAAGGGGTATATCCTCGAATAAATCGAAACGTATTTTTTTTATGTATCTTTGTATAAACACTAGATACGATGATAAACGAAGTACGAAATGCATATGTATCTTTGTATAAACACTAGATACGATGATAAACGAAGTACGAAATGCAGTAATGGCTGTAATAAATAAAAATAACTACGGGTATATTTCCCCTAGCGATTTTAATTTATTTGCAGAACAGGCGCAACTTGATATATTCGAGGATTATTTCTATTTATATAACAATCAGCTTAATGCTGAAGTAATGCGTAAATCTGGTACAGGATACGCAAACATTACTAAAGGTATTGTAGAGGTTATAGATAGTTTTTCTGTTAACACATTTCTTACACAAGTAAATGCTAATACATACAGCCTTCCTTCAGATTATTATTTAGTCGATAAAATATTTTACTATTCAAACTTATTAGATTCAGGAACAGCCACTGGCACCAGTGGTTCTTTATTAATTGAAGCAGGACAAAATTTTTTAACTACCGTAACCCCTGGAAGTTTAGTAGTCAATACCACTATTTCATTACAAGCATTTGTTGTGTCTGTAGATAGCGATACTCAATTAACTTTAAGTAGCCCTCTAATTGCAGCTGGACAAAATTATTCTATATACTCTAACACTCATATTAGAGAAGTAGAAAGAGTAACACAAAATAAAATATTTTACCTAACCAATTCTAACATTGCTGCTCCAACTACAATGTTCCCAGCATATGTATTAGATAGCGCAACTGGAACGGCATTAGGAAATACAGTTACCGTTTATTGGAGCAGCCGATATACACGCTCAATACGTAAGATACCCACAAACTCCAAAATGGACTTACAATACTCTCGCAGGAGGAGAGCCGGTGTTTAACGCATCTGCAGCGGACTACCAAGATTTTGAGCTACCAGAATCAGACATGAATGGTTTAGTTAATAAAATTTTACAATACGCAGGTGTGTCTGTAAGAGAAGCAGACGTTACTAAGTTTGGTCAATCGTTGGAAGCGGAAGATAGATTAACAGAAACTACACAATAAGATTATGGCATATTTAACAGGTTATCAATATTACGAAAATTCAGGCAACATTCCAGAAGATGCAAATTGGGGTAGCTATCAGTATGTTTCATTAGAAGATATAGTAAATAACTTTATGCTTATCTACAATGACAATTTACAGTTAATTAACAACGTTAACAGATACCAGGTTTTATTCTTTGCTAAAAGAGCTATACAAGAATTGAATTACGATGCATTCAAAGAAATTAAAGTTTTAGAATTAGATGTATGTGACAGGTTGAGATATGTGTTGCCTCCAGACTATGTAAACTATGTTAGAATTTCTATGTATAAAGACGGCATGCTATTACCACTTAGTGAAAACATACAAGTTAATTCAGCTAAAAGTTATTTGCAAGCTCATGATTGCAGAATACTGTTTGATATTCATGGAAATATTTTAGAGGCAGAATATTCTGCTTTAGACAGACAAAGAATTGCAGGCACCAAAAAATCTATTTATCTTGGCGAAGGTCAATATAATGGTAGAATGGGGTATTGTGTAGATGGGTGCTGGTATTTTGATTATCAAATCGGCGCAAGGTTTGGTTTAAATACAGAAACAGCTAATATAAATCCAACATACAGAATTGATAAAAAAGCTGGTGTTATAAATTTTAGTTCAGGTATGGCAAATCAATTGTGTGTATTAGAATATGTATCAGACGGAATGGAGAATGGAAATGATGCAGCAGTAAGTGTAAATAAATTATTTGAAGATTATGTTTACTCTTACATTAAGTATGCTATTTTAAACTCAAGATTAGGTGTGCAAGAGTTTATAGTAAATAGAGCAAGGAAAGATAAATCAGCACTTTTAAGAAATGCAAAAATTCGCCTAAGCGACATACATCCAGGTAGGCTTTTAATGAATCTTAGAAGTCAAGCAAAGTGGATTAAATGAAAAAATTCGCCTAAGCGACATACATCCAGGTAGGCTTTTAATGAATCTTAGAAGTCAAGCAAAGTGGATTAAATGACATTAATACAAACTAATTTTATTAAAGGCCGAATGAATAAATCGGTCGATGAAAGATTACTTCCACCTGGTGAGTATGTAGATGCTTTGAACGTAAGGTTAGGCTCTACTGAAGATACAGAGATAGGTTCTGTAGAAAATTCAAAAGGAAATTTATTAATAGCTGAATTAAGTTATGACGGTGTTCTTTTAAATCCTACTAGTACAAAATGCATAGGGTCAATTGAGGATAGCGCTAATAATACTTTATATTGGTTTGTTCACGATTCAGCTAACGCACAATCTGCAACTGGTAAAGTTGATATGATTGTTTCATTTAATGTTATTAATAATAACTTAATATATCATGTAATATCTACAAGCGTATTAAACTTTAATCCTACTTACTTAATTAATGGTGTAAACATTATAGATAATTTATTGTTTTTTACAGACAATATTAATCCTCCTAGATGTATTAATGTAGATAGATCTTATCTTCCTCCAACAGCATTAGATGTGGATCAAATTACTGCAGCAGAATTAAATGTTATAAAAGCGCCACCAATGTCAGCGCCTACAATTAACTTATTACAATCCGGTCAAGAAGAAAATTTTTTACAAAAAAACATTGTAAGTTTTGCTTATAGATACAGGTATCTAGATGATGAATATTCTGCTATATCTCAATTTAGTGACATCGCATTTGTGCCAAGTTTTTTTAATTTAAACACTAGTGATTTATCTAACAGCGGTATGGAAAATGCTTTTAACACAGCTGAAATCACATTTAATACAGGTAGTAAATTAGTAAAAGAAATTGATTTATTATTTAAATATGCTAATCAACCGGGTGTTTATGTAGTAGAACAATTTAATAAAGGAATACTAGGATGGTCTAACAACATTAATAGAACTGAAGTATTTAGACATAATCAAATATATACCTCTTTAAGCGATAACCAATTAACTAGATTATTTGACAACGTACCAAGAACAGCTAAGTCTCAAACTGTAATGGCTAATAGATTGATGTATGGTAACTATATAGACGGTTACAATGTAAACAATCAATTAAATTATACAATTTCTCAACAAAGCGAGGTAATAAACTTGCAAGAATTCAGTAGTGTATTGTCAAGTGGTGCATACACAATAGATGTAAGTAAAACAATTAGTAACTCAGTAGCTACTTTTGATTATTCTAATATTGACAATGCAGATTCTTTAAAACGAGATACTCAAATAGGCTTTGAGTTTTCTTTTAGATCAGTTGATTTTGATGCGCCAGGTGGAGGTGCCCCTCCTGGAACTCCAGATCAAGCTACAACATCAATAACTTTTACTATAACTCTAAATCAAGATTATAATAGTATATATGATTTGTTTAGTGGGACATTTTTAACTCAGCAAATAGGCCCAGGTGTATCAGGTCCTTTTAATACTAATAATCCTTGTAATGAAACTACATTTACTGATATTTTAAATTGCGCTATAACAGAT